GTACCCTCTGCTACCATACCACCTAGCACTCTTCCAGTTATTGATTTAGCCATTTTTTTACCTAAACCACCTTTTAACAATGGGTTTACTCCTTTAAACAAACCTCTAGTAACTCTTTCAGATGCTAGCTCTATAATACCTTGACCCAAGGACCCAAGCATGGATTTTAATCCTCTATTTTCAGAATTATCTTCTGTTTTTTCTTCGTAGTGTTGCCCAACAGAAGAAGCTCCAATTAATCCTAAACCACCAGGTGCTAATGCAGCAACAACAGAAGGTGCGGCTTGAAACATTCCACTTAAAGTTCTATCTAACGCTTCTAAATAATTACCTTCATTAAAAGCACCTACTATACCTTCACCATCTGCGGCATCTCGCTTTGTCATAAGCTTGCTAGTTGCGTCAGCACCTATGTAAAGCAAATCATCAAGAGCAAAAGCCTTTTCTATATTTCCAGCTATTCTATTTCTTTCTTCCTGCGTGAAATCGTTTTCATCATCAGCAAAATAATTATAAAAATCAATGCCTTTAGTAGCGGCAACATCGCCAATCATTTCAATTGCATCTGCAGCCCCGCCTAATATACTTAAAGATCCAGATGTAAAACCAGCAATTTTATCTATTAAAAATTGACCTACTTTATTATCTACATTGTAATTAGCTGGATCATTTTTTGTCATCTCTTTGTATTGATCATAAGCAGATTGCACTCCACCGTCGGGGTCAACTACTACTCGCTCCAAAGAACCATTTACCAATTTTAAATCCGTATCTTTTATTTTCTCGGACGCTACCGGCTTCGATGTTACAGTCGCATCCTCTACTACAACATCTTTTGTCTTTCCCAAGCCAAACTCTTCAATAAATTCACTTTCTTCAGCGTCGTAACCTTTAGATTTTAAAAGTTCATAAGAAACGTCTTGTAAGTCTTTGTCTTCTTCTAGTTCAACAACAAAGTCTTCCATTGAACCATTATACCCGTTTTGTTGGATAAGCTCGTAAGCATATCCTAATAACTCTTCATTCATATTATATTTTATCTAAAAGGTTTTTGTTTTTTACCCGCGTTTGGATCAACAGTTTCTTGAACGCTTCTACTTTCGTTTGATTTAGCTATTCTAGGGTCTATTTTTGTTTCTTTTTTGTTTCTGAATAAATCTTTAAACTGATCTACATCTTTAGGATATTCAATAGCCGCAAAGTCATCAAAGAGTCTAGCAAAATCATTATCATTATTTGTGTCATAAGTTCTATCTGGTGCGTCTTCGTTGTCTGTTCTTATAGTAATTACTGAACCATTAGGACTATAAGCAACTTCTAATATTCTATCTTTTTTAGGACCTATAACTTCACCAGAAAAAATAGAAACATCTTTATTTTCTAAGGCTGTTTGAAGTTTGTTTTCTACATAACTAAACCTTTCTCTTGCTTCTTGAGCGTTTAATATTCTTTTTTTATCAGATTCAGTAAGTTGAATTGGTTTATTCGATATTTTACCTGTAGACACGCCGTGGTCCTTGGGGTCATTACCCATTTTCTGTTCTATCATTGAAGATATATACCTTTGTGTCAACTCTTCAACCTCTTCTTCGTTTAATGATGTTTTATAATCTGAATGACCAGTACCGTCACTAAGGCCTAAAGACGAACCCAGATTATTATATTCAGTTATTTGCTGTGTTGGAGACAAACCATCAACAACCTCTCTAGATTTATCATATACTGCTTGTGCAATTTTCTCAACATCTGGATCTTTAAAAAACTCAGTCTGACCTGTTCCTTTGTTAAAGTCAGATCTTTCTTTTTCACTAAACAAAGAGTTTCTATATCTGTTAGAAGGTTTTCCATCAGGCCCTTGGGCTAAAACAGTGCTGTTCCATATTTCTGTAGTAGCGCTAGTAAGGTCTGGGCGAGTTATACCTAACTGACCATCGTCACTGCTAATTATGCTTTTTAATTCTGAATATGTTGTGTTAAATTTATTTCCGCTTTTGTCTTCTAACTCAATTATAGCTTCAGCTTTGCCATCTTCTGTTATTCTACCTGTTAGTCTACTTTTACCTGGAACTGCTCCAGCTATTAAAGCATATTTACTTTGTGTGTGTTCGGGTGCAAAAGGATCTAAACCACCCGGCTGACCTGTGTTTTCTATTATAAAGTTTGCGTCTTTCGTAAGCTCTTTAGCCATAGCTATAGTTTCACCTATTTTTTGAGGCATATTGTTTGCGGCGGCTGCGTATCTATTTTGCTCAGGGCTAGAAATGTCTAATGCAACTATTTCAGAAGTGTTATCGGCAATTCCATTAAAAGTGTCGTAATCAATTGTAAAAAGTTCTTCACCTCCTTTGGCTTGATTGCTCATTTGATTTCCAAAAACCATCAAATAATCTCTACTTATCTTGCTTCTTCTTATAGCGCTTTCTTTTCTTTCTTTTGCTTCTGTAGCTACTGTTTGGCTAATAGAAGCAGCTGTTCTACTTAAAGACTCTGACAACTGTGCGTAGTATTTGCCTGTTGATTGTATTATTGTTTTTGGATCTCTATAGCTCATTTTATATTCTTTTACAATTTCTTAATTTTATTACCCATTTTCTCCTAATCTAACTACTGGTTTAGTGTTCATAGCTGAATATGAATAATTATTACCTCCTGTTGCTACTATTTCTTGTGGTATGCCATCTTTTCTTTTACTAGAAGGAAGACTAGTATCTTTTTGATCTACTTTAATATCAAGATTATCAGTTTTATCAGTTTTATCAGTTTTATCAAATGCTCCAGCTTCGTATGCAGACCCAGCGGTAGAAGCTATACCTGATATTGTACCGGTTAAAGCTGCCATCATATCAGCTCTTGATTGAGCCTCTTGAGCAGCAGCGTTATCAGCTTGGTTTTGAGCTCTATCTAATGCCATTATCTCTCTATTTTCTTGTTGACTAAACATAAATTCTTTACCAGCAGCTTCAGCTCCTTGTATTCTTCTTGCTTCAGCCATTTTTTGTTGATTAAGCGCCTGTTCTCCTTGAGCTCTAAGTTTTTCATTTTGAGCTTCTTGTTGTTCAATACTAGCAGAAACACCTTTTTTACTTTGTAAAGCAGCTTGTGCTAATGCAGTAGCACCACCGGCGCTTGCCCCTGTAGCTCTTATAGTATCTAAAGTATTAGCTAATGATATATCAGCTTGCTCAACTTGCATTTCCGCAGCTTTAGTAGCAACACCCAAATTAGCCATAGGATTAGTAATCATACTACTTAAATCTGTTACATTCTCATAAGGATTAACTATGTCTTGTCTGTTTCTTTCTAAAGAAGCAAGTTTTCTTTGAGCTTTTATTTTTTCACTTCTAGCTTTTTTAGCTGCCATGTCATTAGAAATAATTCCTATAACTCCAGTTAAAGCCTGAGCTGCTATTATAAATGGAAATGCCATATTTTTTTATTTAATTTATTAATATCCGTTGTTAGAAAAGAAATCTGTTGCTACTGAAAACAATTGTTTTTCTCCCCCTGGGTCTGTTGTTGTGTCTGTTGAAAAAGTTGCTGTAGCAAAAAATCCTTTTATACCACTTATAACGTTTCCAAATATTATTTCTCCACTTGCTGCTGGACTATTATTAACTAAGTTAGCAACATAAGCGTTTTCTTTTCTATCAAAACCAGCGTATAGTCTTGGGTAAGGAGGGTTTACTGTGCCAAATGTAGCGTTATAATTAGCTCTTATCACAGCTTGACCATTTGCTGGATTTATTATATATTCTCCTTCATAGTAACTAGCTATAGAATTTGATTCATCATTAGTGCTCATCCAAACTGAAGAATTATAATCATCTCCAGTTCCATCTGAAGCAAGCGCGGTCATTTTCCAACCACTATTACCTTCATAACTCATTGTGCTAAATGTTTTAGATCTTACAGGTTCAGGGTTAAAGATAACTGTTACAGAGCTTTTGTAATCTGTCCCGTAAAAATTTCCTCTATTAACAAGCGTAGAGTTATGTTGATATAATTTATTTTCTTTTAGTGAGTAAAAGTTATTTCTTAAGCTTAGTGTTTGATCTGGCATGTAACTAAAAGTGCTAGTCCACCCATTTATAGAATCATCAAAAGCTAAAGTTTTAAAAGTTACAACTCTAGAATCATTATACACAATATCTTGTTGCATAGAAATAATATATTGATCTGTGTATAAGTCATAAGCTCCTCTTATAACACCTGGAGAAGAAATAGTGTCTATGTTATTTAGTTGATCTCTAAAAAAGTCTTTCATACCATAGTTTGATATTTCTGTCATACCATCTCTTGATAACCTTAAAACAGCGTTGTTTGTTTTATCAGTGAAATATTTTCTATAACCATAAACAGCAAAACTTCCTGGATCGTTACTAATACCAAATTTACCAGCATAAGGTTGTAATACTCCAATTACAAGATTAGAAGCTGTTACAGTACCTCCACCTTCAGCTGCGTATATAGCGTCTTTGTCTATTAAAGCTCTACTTACTTTATATTGTTGAAAAACTAAAAGATTAGTATCTTCTGCATAAAGCTTTTGTATAGATCCATTAGCTGGATCTGCACTTTTTGTTATGTCTTCTCCTACAGAAAATACATTTGTGTCGTTTATGCCTGTTCTTGAATTAAATATACCAGAGTATATTAAAGAATTACCTAGCCTAGAAGCGTTAGGTTCGCTTTCAACAAGATATGCTTTAGGAGAAAAATCAACAGTAGTGTTATTAAAACCTCCACGTATTCTAGATTCTTCAATTGCCCAATTTTCTGTTTGATCTGTGTCATTATTAGCATTTGTAGCTGCTGGATATCCACCTTTTACAGAAGCAGGAATACCAAAAGACCCGTTCCAAATAGGTTGAAAATCTGGCCTACCTACTTGAGAAGCTTGTTGTATTGTCTTCTTTAATAAAAAAGTGTTAAAATATTTTACTTCTATTATTACTCCTGCCATAATTATTATTACTTATTTTTATACTTTATTACGGTTCTAATATCTGATAATAGTATTCAGCTATTTCTGTGTTAGATATTTGGTTAACTTCTTCAGGAACTGGAGGATTACTACCTGGCATACCACAATTACCTTTCCAAATATCTAAAACTGCTTGTTTTGTGCTTGCAAACATCCAACTTGGACATGTTCCAATACCTGCACTTGTTATTGCGTTTTTTCTATCAATAAGAGCTGGAGTTGTTATTCCAGTAGCATTATAGTCTAAAACCCACTGTTCAAAATTTACACCGTTAGTAAACCCAGGCTGTGATTTAGTGTATATATAAAAACCGTTATTTGGATTATTAGTTTGATTGACTTGTATTAAAACTCCGTTTCTATAAACTTCACCACCACCAGAGGTAGTTCCGTTTTGTAATCTATAATTCCATATATTAGTTGGAACAGTACCAAATTTCATAACATATGTAGCTGTTTGACCAGGTCCTTGAGGATCTGTTAAGTCTATTTCTAAATTATAATCACCCATTGGTATGTTGTCTACTTGTGAATTTAACAATTCTACTTTCCACTCTGTAGACAAAACAACTTGCTGAGAAAGATTAAATATGTTTACTGTTTGACCTAAGGCGTTGGTTTGTTTTGCTATAGACCAAATTAAATCTTTTGTTCTATTAGCTGGATTATTTGCTCCATTTACTCCTTTTAATGTTATAAAAGAAGACTCTGTACTGTTAGTAAATATATTACCTGTAGCTGGAACAGAAGAATTTATACTGGGTTGAACATTAATAAGATCTGCTGTTCTAGTAAAGCTTGATTTTACTTCATTAGGAGAAGTACCTACAGTTGCTTCTAAATTAAAAACAAAGTTTCTTTCATTAAGCCCAGCCTGTGGAGAAGTGCCATACCAAATATTGTTCCAAAAAGATTGAAGAATTTTTATATTATAACTACCTTCGTTTGGTGATGATCTTGCTACAAGCTGAAAATAAGCTGTTTGATTTATAAAGTTTGTTCCATTTCCATCAAAAACACTTACTAATCTAAGCTTATTAGCGCCTAAAACTATTGCTGCTCCTTGACTATTTAAAACTTGAAAGTCTGTTGCTAATATTTCAGCTCCTGAAGCTGGTGTGTAGTTTAAGCTTTCTTTAAAATCGGTTGGTGTCCAACTACTTAATGTGCTAGCTGCGCCTGTGCTGTTTTCTATTAAAGTGTTTAAACCTGTTATTGTTCCAGATGTTGAAGTTTCCCAATATATATCTAGCTGTGATTCTGTTGGTTCTGTTTCGTAAACTGATAAGAACTGTATACCTGGTATTTCTACTTGTGCAAAACTTAATAAGTCGTTTTCTTTCAAAGTGAGTGATTCACTTAAAACAACGCTTGATATAGAAAAAGAAACAACCGTTATATCATCTGGTATATTAGGTCCAGTTACAGACATACCAGCAACAGGTGTACCTTCAATGTTTTTTAATACTATAGTATTGCTTGTAGTGTCTGCGTTAACAAAACCAGTGGCGCTATTATAATTTGTTGTAGAAATTTGACCTATTTTTGAATTAGTGCTAATCCTGGCTATTAAAGGATTAGAATCTAGATCATAAAACTGAGGAAAATTATTAGGATTAGGTGGAGAAATAGGATTATAATCGAACATTTCTCTAACGGTTGATATAATAGATGCAGTATCCGAGCTTTGACCAGGATAATACTGAGTAGATTGTCTTCCGTAATTTGTAGAAACAATATTATTTGGAGTTTCAAAAGTTAAAGCTGAAACGTTTGTTACGGATTTAGACACAATTATTTCTGTTATATTGGGTACAGTATTATTAACAGAAGTAACTATTGTACCCGCTGGCACACCAGTTCCACTAACAACACTCCCTGCAATTATACTTCCTGTTTGACTTGCACCCGTTGCTAGCGTTAGCACAGTTCCAGATGCACTACCACCTGCTCTAGTTGCAGCACCTTGAATAAAAGGCAAATCACCTGTGTTTTCTACTCTTCCAAAAAGTCTAACTGAACTTCTAAATTGTTTTTGATCTGGACCAACTTCACTTAAATCTCTAGGAACTTTGTTTATATTGTCATTTATTAAAACAACATGAGATGTGCTACCAGGTTCTGTAGATGTGCTTTCAGGATATGAAGCCATTATTCCTGGTAAATAAACGTTGTAATATTCTTGTTGTGTTTGTTTAACAACAATTTTATAAGAATACCAACCTAGCGGATTATAATCTGCGCTTGTAGAGTCTCCATTATAAATACCAGGCCAATCTCTAGAACCTACGGCTGTTGTCTGAACTTCAGCGTTTGCTGCAGGCTCAGATGGGCCTATAGGTGAATTAAATAATACTTTTAAAGAATCTCCAGGCCAAGAATCTGAATTAAAGTTTATAAAATTACCAGTGGTGTCTAGTTCATTAGAGGTATTATATGGATTATATATTGTAGAATTTTTAAAATCAATAAAAGTAGGATCTATGTTTGCGTCTTCAGAAAGTATTACAGACGACTGCCTACCATACCTATCAGATAAAACAACTCCAACTTGATAATTTCTATTTTGCTTTAAAGAAGAAGCTGGATATTCTGACTTACTCACAGTGTTAGCGTCAGAATATGGAGCGTTAAAAGTTAAAGATGTAGCGCTTGTAACATCTTTAGAAACAATTATTTGTGTTATGTTAGGTACACTTTGATTATTTATAGAAGTAACTATTGTGTTTGGATCTACTCCACTTCCGCTAACTACACTTCCTATAACTATAGTTCCAGTTTGACTTGCGCCTGTTGTTATATTTAAAGTTTTTCCAGACTGAGCGCCACCTTGTGTGGTTGCAGCGCCTTGATTTAAATCAACATTGTCTTTTTTTGTTACGGCAACGTTATAGTCTAAAGAAATTGGTGGTGTGTGTTTGTTTTGAAAATTACCATAAATAACTCTATTTCCTGATATTTCTTGACTAAAAGCTCTTACTGGAACTTTATCATAAACTCTTGTTAATTCACTAGATGGTAAAGTTTGTATAGCTTTATTTGATTTATAATCATATATTAAATCACCTGTTCCTGCGTCGTTGTAAGCATATTCTGAGTCTATTTGTATAGTTTCTAAAACTTTAACAGCTAAACCGTCAGACTCTTTCATTAATATATCTAGTTCTGAAATATTTAAATCACCTGTCAAACTTCCAGAAATATCAGGTCGAGGTATTATTAGCTTTACAGTATCTACTTTATTTTCCATAAAAGACACAACAGTACTCCTGTAAGAATTAGATAAATCATCTTGCTCAGGCTGTCCATCTTCATTAAAATATATAAAATAGCCATCTTGATTTGGTATAAATGCTATCTGAGTAAAAGGAGCCATTATAGAATATTCACCATCTTCAAATTTAAACCTGTAGCTAAACCTAACAAATAAGTCGTTTAAATAGTTTGGATCACCCGCAAAAGTGTGGTCATAATATGGATTTGCGTTAAAAACTAATCTAACATTGTCTGCTAGTGTTACTGCAGAGTTTAAAGTAACTTTTGAAGTTGCAGAAGTGAAGGTAACAACTGTTCTGTTTAAAGCTGTTATTTGACCGTTTATATTATTTACAGTAAAAACTTCAGCTCCAGTAATAGAATATTGATTATTTGATGCTAAAATTTCACCTTTTATTTCATCAACAATAACGTCTGCGCTATTATTTACAGCACCGTTTACAGTAGCACTACCACCATTTGGTAAAAACTTACTAGTAACGTCTTTCATTGTTGTCTCTACAACGCCAGTATTGTTTCCAGTTTCTTGAAATAACTCAATAGACTTGTAAGGATTATATTTAGCTACAGATATTTGATCTTCTGTAGTATAATAAGATCCATTAGCTAAGTTTAAGTTTATTTTTCTAGGTTGGTTTCTGTTATCAGTCCAAAATAAAAAGTTTTCTAAAATATTAACTCCAAATATTGGATTTGTTTTAGAAAAATTAAGAAAAGCTCCTTGAACTAAAACAGAAGAAGTGTTATTTTCAACATCATAGCTGTATATGTAGTTGTTAGCAGATGCGCTATACGTACGTTCAGTCTGCGAATTGTCTTTGTAATTTGTATAAAATAAATAAATCATACCATTTGATTCATCAACGCATGAACCAATACATAAATCATCAACACCTCCTGAAAAAGTATTTATTAATTTATTTCCTAAAACATTTTCTAAAGAGCCTACACTTGAACTTTCTGATCTACTTACTTGTACGTTAACGGCGTCTCTGTATTCGCCATTAGGTATTAGCCTAGCGTCTAAATCTTTGTTTAATTTACTTTTTATAAAAGTATTAGTGACTTTAGCCATATAAATTTATGATTTTATCCATTTGGATTTACCTCTCATTACTTGGGTAAATTCATCTAGCTTAATATTTGATAGTCTTATTTTAGCGTTTCTTAGTTTTGCAGCTTTTTCTCTGCTTAGTCTATTTACTATGTACTCTGGTTGATTTGACCTTGTAGATATTATAGCATGACTTATGTATGCGTACATTGCTTCCTCGGCCATTTTAGGCACCCTAGTGTCACTATCTATAGCTAAACCATCTGATATATAACTAAGTATAATTAACTTGTCAGAGAGATCGCTAGAGAAAGAAAAAGTATTTGTTCTTTCGTTTATAGTAAACCAGCCGTTTATCTGTGCTATTTCAGGTTGAAGACCATACTGCCCACTGTTTGTTCCAAATCCATTGCCAAAACCACCACCATATATGTTTGCCCAAAATGAATTATTATCTAACTCATTATTTAAATTTTTTAAATTATTTTCATCCCATCTTTTTTCTATCTGTGATGTTCCTTGTGTGTTTGAACCAAAATTATCTTGAGTTGGAATACCATCACTATCTTGTAAAGGAATTCTATATGGATCACTTGTTAAAGTTGTTGGATATATAATGTGTTTTATACCAGCTTTATCCACCCAGCTTATATCTACGTAGTTAACATAATCTTGTGGCATTGGAACACTTAAGCTAGGAGGTATACTTAATTCTTGAGATTTAATACTTTTTAATGTATCATAACTAAATTCTTGTAAACCTCTTTTAGCAAAAAATAATACATCACTTTTCTTTACTTTATTTACTAACTTACCGTCGCCAACATAACCTACCATATAGTTGTCTATAACGTCGTTTAATTTAATATATGAGTATGAACCCCAGTTTTCTTCAACAACATTACCATAAGCATCTCTGTTACCATACTGACCACCTTCTTTATTCTTTAGTTGAACTACAATGCTTGTATTCACAGCTAAACCAGCAGTTATTGTTATAACGTTATTTAAAACAGTATAAGCCGCTGTATACTCCGTGTATGTAGCAACACCGGCAGCTGCGGTATATAACTTAAAGTTATTTAAAGCATAGTTTGTCTCTAATGGATTATGACTACCAAAAACTAAATCAGTGTCAAACGTACATGTATATTCTTGACCAGCAGTTGCTTTACTAACAAGAAAGTCTTGAGCTCCAGCATAATATTGTCTATTGTTTTCGGTTAGTAGTGCCATTTATTAACGTTTTAAGTTTATTTCTTCCTGTTGTGATGCCTGTGCTGCGGCTTGTACTATTTGCGGGTCTTTAATTATTATACCTGCATATTTTAATATTTCAATTACTAAATTATTTTGCTCTGAAGTATCTAATTCAAAATCTACTGAAGTGGCAGAATTATAAACATATTGGCCTAGTGAACCTACTGTAAAACCCCAAGAAGGATCAGTCGGCTTAAATAAGCAGTTTACTTTTAAAGTTGTCGTAGCTGAAGCTGGAGACACTTTGATTAATAATTGTGGGGTTGTGGCCGGCGCGATCGCAGCGGCTGTTTGTGTTGTGAAGCAAATAGGATGTTCAGCATTTGGCTTAGTTAGCTTTGACCTTGTTATTTCTGTGTAGTCACTTTTGCTTGTTAATTGTACAACTGACTCTATATTAGACGGTTGCCCTGTTTGCAAAGCTGGAGTTTTTGCAATAATTTCTCCTAGCTTGTATATTGTTTTAGTACCAGTATATATGAAACCTAAGTTTGTACCGTTCCAGGTAAAATCTGTTTCTTTTTCAAAAGGAAATAGTTTATATGATATATCTTTAAACATATCAAAAAACTCTGTATCGTTTTGTCTATTACTTTGATTTAAGCGGTTTACTTGGTTTCCATCAGGAAAGTAAGAATCAAAAATATCATTTTGAACCTGTACAGCAAGACTATTAAACTCAGCCGGTGGAATATATCCCCGCTGTTCTTTATTCAGTATGTATAATACTGTAGTATATACTGTGTTTATATTTACCGCCATTTGTTTTTATTTTTTTAAAATAATAGTTAGGCCACTCATAAAGAGTGACCCAGACTATTATATAGTATTACATGTTATGAGAATTTTTTCTCTATTGATTTGTATATTTCCAAACCTTCATCTGTTTTGAAGAATGCTGCCATAGCTGAGTATGGGTGCTCATCAAAAGGAACTGTCATAAATTTTTTGTCGTTAGAGGCCCAAACGAATGTTCTTTGATCATCTAGTAATTTTATAATTCCTGCTTCTGAAGCTTGAATTGCAAAGTTTCTTAGCATGACATTTTCATCATTAGCTAATGCTAAAAACAGCGATGGATTTTCTTTAGCAAAAGCCATAGTGTCTCTTCTTATTTCCTTACTTTTCATTTGAGAAACTTCAGATCCTATTTCAACTCTAAGAATAGCTTCCATTTGATCTATATCCATTTCTCTTGCAGCAACCATTGCGTCAACTTCTACTTCTAAATCCTCTAATTCATCTGTTGCAATTGCAACTGGGTTAAACTCGTAATATTTTTTATTTAAACCAGGATGATAAAGTGATAAAAGTTTTTGTAAATTTTGGTTTTCTTTTTTAACCTTCAATTCGCCTTTGTAAAACATAATATGACCAAGTGTTGTTTCTCCTTTTTGCTCGTCTACAAATGGAGACGCTTGGTTTGTAGCATATCTTAACTCTCTTTGTTCTCCTCTTGTTGGATCAAACCAGAGTAAAGAAGCTCTTTTAGAATGTCTAGAAGACATTGTATATGTTAAAGGTCTCATATGATTTTGTAAAAGATAAACCCTATCTTTTATTTCCCAATCAGGTTTGGATTTCTCTTTAACCTGTATAGGCTCTATATATTCCTGAGGAGCAACCTCAACTTTTTTAGCTGTAGCTTTTTTAGCCATGATATAATATAATTAAATAGTTTTTAAAAAAGTAAAGATTACCCCTAGCATAAGCCAGGGGTAAAAATTACAGTGATTGATATTACTTAGTGAAAAGTACAAAGTTATTTGCAGCTTGAACACAAAGACATCTTTCAGATAGGAAGTGAACTTCCATAGCGTCAAGAGCAGAAGTGTAAGCTCCTCCAACAGATCCAGTCAACCAAGACTTCATACGGCGGTCATCAGCTTGAGAAGCGCGATAACGTACGTGTAAGAATGGTCGGCGGATGTTAGTGCCTAATACTTGGTCATAAACAGTAGATGTTCCAGCAGGAACTAATACTCCTTCGATTGGGTTAATACCAGCATCTCCGTTAGCTTTAGCTAAAGCACCACGTGTAGAAGCATCATTAAGATATTTCCAATCAGTCTTATAGAAGTCATAAGAACCTCTTCGGAAACCTGTGAAACCTAAGTTTAACGCCATTTCTTCAGAATTCTCAAACAAACCATAAGCTGTTCCTCCTTCAGCTCCAGCAGAAAGTCCAGCAAGCATGTCATCAAGCTCTAAAGCAAGACTTCTGTTTACAAACAACATGTTTTCTTCAATAGCTCCTTGAGTATCAAGGTTCTTAAGAATAACATCGAATTCAGCAATAGTTCCTCCAAATTGTGACTGAATATTACCTCTTTCTTTAATAGCAGAGAAAAGACCTTGTGTGCCTTTATACCCGGCATGAACAGCTGAACCAGCTCCTAAACCTGCAGTAGCTAATTCTCCTTCAACTACAGACATTTCTAAGTAATCTTCAAAACGTAGTCGTGTCTCAGACTCAGCTTTAAGATACCAAAGATATCCACCTGTTCCGTCTTCAGTGGCAACTTCAACCCAACCGATTTGCGCGGTATCAGATCCAGAAATAGCATATCTAGATTTGATTATGATAGGTGAATTACTAAACTGAGTAAAAGAAGGCGTGATAGAATTAGCATCAGCATCAGTAGTTCCTTTCTTATATTCAGAACCTGAAACAAAGATTTTAAGATCGGCAATTGCGCCAGCTCCTAAAGCAGAGTTTCCAAGTTTTGTGCTAAGATAAGGTGCTACAGTAATACTACAAGCAGCAGCTCCAATTCCAGTTGTAGAAGCGGTAACAATACCTGTAGCTTCATTACCTGTTGTTGGATCCATGATAACAACTGTATCTCCTACAGCTATTACGTTTTGTACAGCGTTAGCTCCAGCGGTTCCAGCCCATGTAAGTACATCTTTATCTGCGCCAGCAGCTTTTGATACACCATCATACGCGATGTGTAAGCGCTCTTGCTCAGACCAAACAACTTGGTCAGATGTCATAGGCATTTCTGCCCCTACCATACGTAAGAAACCAGAAAGAGTTCTGTTTCCGTAACGCTCTACTTCTTGCTCGTAGATCTCAGGTAGATATTGTTGTGCAAAGTTATTGTCGTCACCATTTGTAAAATTCAAATAGTTTGAAGACAAAGCTTGCAATTTTTGACTCGGGACAATGTCTCCGAATTTTGGTGTTAATGAACTTGCCATAATTTATATAGTTTTAAATTTTGATTTTTTTAATTGATAGTTTTGAAGAATCATTTGATTTATCGCCTAACACTTTTACTTTAATCCCATTTTTAAACCCATCAGTCTGTGCAGTCTGTCTTGGGTTTGTGCTAGGATTTTTAGAACCATCAACAACCTCTCTGATTGCGTCTGCTTTCCCTTGTTCATAAAAATGATTAGCAATAGTATCTACATTCTCAGCAGCATAAATAGCTTTATGATAACCACTCGAATCTTTTATCTTACCTTCACTATCAAAGAACTTCCCGACTAGGTTTGTGATATCAGATTGTTTATCAGCTAGTTTTTCTGGATTTTGTACACCGTACCTGAATTTCTTTTCTCCTACCTTAAAATCAAAACCTTTGAAATCTGATTTGAAAAGTTCACTTGTTCGTTGTTTAAAATCATTATGCTTCTCAGTTGCAGCCTCCTGCTCCTTCGTATAGCGATCGAAAAAGTCCATAGCTTTTTTTTGCTCTTGAGTTACGCCCGGTCTCAACTTGATCTCGTCGTAGTATTTACTTTTTGAGCTTTCTAAAAAGTTTTTGGCTTTTGCAACCTCTTCTTTCATTGCGAGTTTCTTTTTGCGGATGTCTCGCTCCTCATCTATTTCTTCATCATATGAAAAAGAATCTTCCATAAGGAAGTTTACTTCTTCAATGTTTAAATGCGGTTTAGTCTGTTTGTAATATTCTATTAATAATGTATTATTATCAACATTAGAATAATCAGCATTGAGCCGCACATAATCTTCCATAGTTCCACCTGTCTCTTCCATAAAAGAAACAAGCTTTTCAATATTTTCTGGTAAAGGCTTACCTGTTATTTCAGCATCTCTTTTTGCCTCTTTAACTTCTCTTTTTATTTCTTTTACCTCTTCAGCTACCTCTTCATCGGTTATTTCTTCAAGAACTGGCTTTTCATCTTGAACGGATTCCCGTACTTCTTCAACCACTTCTTCGCTACTTGCACTGTCTTTTGGTTCTTCGACAGTAGCATCGCTTGCATTTGTTTCTCCGATTTGAATGGCATCGTCTTCTTTTTTATCTTCTGTAGGTATAACTACTTTAGTTACCTCTTCTTGTTTAACTTCATCTTTAGGTTGTGATAAATCAACTTTTATAACTTCTTCAGTTTTATTTAGTTTTTTCATCTTAGGCTTAGACTTTTTAATTTTAAAGTCGCCTTCTTGCTTTACTGTTTCTGACATAATATAATATAATTAAATAAATAAAAGATTTATTTAGGTCCTAATGAACCTAAATCAAATCCACTTAAATCATCATTACCATCTGACTCGAAGTTAATAGGTAATAAATCATTTTTTCTTTGGTCAATCATTTCTGATTGCTGCGTTCCCTGTATTCTTGTTCTTTGATCTTTACGATCTTCTATTTCTTTTTCTCTATCTGCTTCAACACCTGCTCTAACTTTTGCTAACTCCATTTGGTAGTTAAACTCTTCAGCCATAAGCTCTCTTTTTATTTGAGCTTCATTTTGCATACGCTGTATTTCAAATTGAGATTTAGCTTGTTCAATACTCACTTTTTCTTGAGTTAAAGCTTGTTGCTTTTGTACTTCAGCCATAGCGGCTGCTTCTGAAGCTTGAGCGTTTGCCTGAGCTTGAGCCTGTATGTTTTGCTGTGATGCTTCTTGCTCTCTTTGTAGTTTTTGAGATTGTCTAAGCTTTAGATATTGATTAGCTAACTTTATGTTGTTTATTTCTCTAACATCTATAGCATCAGACAAAGCTATAGCTCCAGATTTTAAAGCTACCTGAACATTTTGTTCAAGTTTTGCTTTTTCTTCTTCTTCAGGCTCTAACTCTAAATAAATACCAAAATCATGTATTTGTAAATTCATTAACTCTTCCAATGTCCTTGTGTTAAAAGTGCTTATAGAATTCATCAAAGCATTTTTATTTAAAGGATGTTTTATAATATCAGCAGTTTTTAAACTTATGTTTTCACAAGTCCTTAAACCTATGTATAATAATGAATCAACTAAATGCCTAGTGGCAACGTTTGAAGCGTTAGCAGCTAATTTTTGTAAACCAACTAAAGAATCTTTATTTGGCATACTACCATCTCTAGCTTCGTTAAGCCCAGTTACATCGCGTATCATTTGTAAATAATACTGATATGTTCCTATTAAACTTTGAATTTTGGCTTGACCAGATGAAGATGTTAATTCTGAAACAGGTACTTTACCTGCATTCATACCACCTTCTTGCGTAAGCGACCTACCAACTATAGAACCTGTTTGGAAATACATATTTAAAGCTTCAGCTGGGTTGTAATTTGTTCCATTACCTAAATCAACTTCTGCTAAACCATCCATATCTAAGAAAACACCATCAGGTACTAACCGAGACATTACTTGTTGTAGCTTAAGGTGCGTTAGCTGTATCATATCAGCAAATCCAGTTATTTTACTTACTAATGATTCAATGCGGCCTTTATAAATCCTAGGTGCAGATATACAATAGTTCATTTTAACTTTAGTAGTATCAGCATATGGCCTAGTCATATTTTCAGCAAGTTTCCACTCTAACATATAATTATTGCCTAAAACTTTTGCACCAGTATATAAAACTTCAATTGTTCTTGTTACAACATCAAAGTTGTCACTTGGAGGTGGATTAAAACCATCATTTTTTATTAATGCTTTTTCAAGACCTTGATCTGTTTTCTTTATTTTAAAAACTTGATTATGATATGTTTTATATTCAAAGTACATTACTTGAACTGTGTTTTCATCATAATTACCCCAACCTGTTATGTACTGAGAATTACCAGGCATTTGTTGTATTCTTAATAATTCTTCTTCTGGAATATCAGGGTATTGCTTTTTTAATTCAGGTATTGTAATAGATTTCACTTCACCAACATAGTATATGTCTTCAAAGTTAGGGTCTTCTGTATATGAATAAACTATATAAGAAGGATCAACATAGTCTATTGTTATTCCTTCAGTTTTGTTAAAGTGAGTTTTACAAGCTCCTATACCTAATACTGTTAAATCATAAGCTAATCTTCGCTTAGTTTCTTCATATTTGTTTTTTGCTAAAACATTATTAATAACTTCTTCTTCAGCTATTTCTACCTGCTGTTTAAAGTTCATTTGCATATAAAGATCTAACTCTTCTTTACTTGCTGGTAAAGCCTCTGGGTTTGTAGTATTGAATAAATCTATACCAAGTTCTTTAAACTCTGTTAATAATTGCCTTGAGTTTATGTCTCTTAATAAAGCTTGAGAGTATTTGCTTTTTTCTTGTGTAGAATAAGGATCTTGCGCGACTGTACTTATTTCATAACCCTTGTCAGACATTCCATTTACTACTATGTCTACAAATTTAGATATCACATTAACAGGTTTCCAGTCTAAATTTAAATAAGATAAATCACCATTTATAGACATTTCATCTTTATACTTAGCTATTGATTGCTCTCCTCTTGCGTATAATCTTAATTGATGAAAATTACTATAAGCTTGTGCATATCTGTTTCCTGATCTTCCTTCTTGAAACCACTCCCCTTCTATAGCTCTACCTACTTGAATACCATAGTCTAAGCTTGCTTTTTCTTCATCACTAACCACTTGGCTAGGAAAAGAGCTATTTGTATTAGTTTCGATCCTCATTTATTTAAGTATTTTTGAAATGTTTCCACTATTGTTATATCTTTTAATCCCTAAATCTATAGACTTGTGTTCTTTTTTTGAAACAGGTATATATCTGTTTTTATTACAAGCCATTAAAGCTAATCCAGAACTTATTGACGCGTCATGCTTTGTTCTGTTATTAACATTAAACTTAGCCCAATCATTTAAAGTTCTTTGAAAATACATATCTCCGTATCCAGTTTCCAGTATACCAACATGTGTATTTATATATGTTTCTATAGCAGCTGCGTGAGCT